TATTACTTGGCCAACTATTCCTGGAAATTATCCAACATTGACAAATAGTGGTGGTGCAACAAGATTGGCCACTACAGTTACTCAAGCAGCCAATGGTTGGTGGAGATTTTCAATATCGATGAATAATGGTTCGAATTCTGGATTAATGTGGCGTGTATATGTAACAACTAACTCAACAACAAACGTAAATGGTTATAGTGTTTATATATGGGGTCCACAATTAGAATTTGGTTTGACTCCAACAACATACATACCAAATACTGGTATATTTACAAATATATTGCCTTTGGCTAACACCAACATGGTGATGAAAACAGCAGGTACAGGTAACAATTATATTAAAAGTACCTATGATGAAGTTACAGGAAATTTACCCGTAACTGATGGCTTAATTTTGTATATGGATCCGATGAAGTTAGAATGTTATCCCGAATCAGGTAACACGGCATATGATTTAAGTTCATCTAAAAATATCATAACATTAAACAATGTAACGTATGATAAAAATGGTTATTTTGTTTATGATGGATTTAGTTCTTGGGCTAACACAACATATACACAACCAGCATACAAAGGAACTGATACTTTTACATGGAACATCTGGTTCATTCCAACAAGAATTAATACAGAAATTATTATGGGTAATCGATATTATTTTGGTAATGTTGACAATTTACAATTCGTAAAACTCACATCTATAGGTTGGGAATATTATGATTCAGCTGGTCAACAAGGTGTTCAATCAGGTAATACATACGGAACACCAAACGTCTGGCAAAATGTTACGATGGTGAAGAATGGACCAACATTATCATATTATAAAAACGGAGTCTTTATATTATCATCTACAGTTACTGTAAATATGACTGTGACAAATCCGTTTTATATTGGTGGTGTTGGAGAATATTTCAAAGGCAGTATAGGTATTGTGAATGTTTACAATCGTGCCTTGAGTGTACAAGAAATCTCAGATAATTTTAATGCCTTTAGGTCCAGATATGGCATATAGATAACGAATAAATAGGATACTATGGCAAAATTACTATCAGGCACACGAATATATGGTACCGCTAACGTAGATTCTACGCTGGCCGTGGGTGGAACCGTCTATGCTAACAACATAGTTACCACAAACATACCATTGGTTCTGAGTGATATCACCAGCCAATTTGACAATCTGAAATGTGTCTTTAATTTGACAGTAGACCAAGCAAACGTAACCAGTATTGTAGATTCTAAAAATCTGGAAGTCGTTGTTAATGGTGCCAGGTTGTCGCCTTATGTGAAACAGATTACATATCCATGGATTTTAAATTATGATTCATATAAAGGTTTCAGAGTAGTTAGTTCAAATACATCTTCAAGTTTGATTATATACAATGCACCAGCCCCTGGTGACCAATCCACGGTAACTATCATAAATAATTCATTGGTAGCTCAAACTAGAAAATATCCATATTCAGCCGCTACAATAGCACTAGGAGATTAAATAAATGGCAAAGCACGTAATACTTGAAAATTACACATTCACACCATCGTCAAGAACGGTCGTAGTGAATGGTAAGAACATTCGTAGAGAACAGTTGTTATTGATTACCAACACAACATCCGGTACAGTAATTTACAACTTCTCGGATCCTAGTCTTGGCGCAACCAGTTACACCAACGCAGCAAACACAGTGACGGGTCAAGAAACTACTACTGTTATTTTAAACTATGCAACTGGTTCAATGGCTTCTACAGATAAGTTGGCCATTCTTACAGAAGAAACTTATCAAGAAATGGTACCTGCTGAAACTTTTCGTGATCCTGTTGATAAGTTCCGTGTATCTCAACCACAAGCTTTGATTGATACCGACTTTGAGTATGGTCCACAACCAACGAAATGGGAATCAGTTAATCTATTAAATAATAGGCCTTCTGCTTTCTATGATACTACACAGGGTATTTCCAATATTTCTAGTAACGTCACATTTTATGCTTCTGCTGGTACATATCAGATTACAAACGTAACTGCTTCAGGCAAAACTGTTACTGTGGCAATTAATAATACCACAGGTATTACTGCCAACACTCCAATCTTTATTCAAGGTACTTTAGATAATGCTAACGCTGACGGATGGTGGATTGTTGAAGGTGTTAATCCTGGTGTAAACTTTACTTATACAACAATTAATACTCCTGCGGCTGCATTGTTTGATGTAAATAAAACAATTTTGTTTATGGGAACATTTTATACTGGTGCATCACTACAAACTTCAGGTGCATCAGGTGGTACTATTGTTCTTAACGGTACAGTAGGTACAGTAACAACTGCTAATGCTCACGGCTTTCGTGTTGGCGATGGTTTTTATGTTACAAACGCTACAGGTAATACAGGACTTTTAAATAGTTCTTTTACTGTGGCAAATACTCCAAACACCAATATCTTTACATTCTCTTGTGCTGCAACAGGGACAATTACTGCTCCACAAAATAACTGTATCTATCCAAGATCATTAGGTTATGTGCAACACAGACCATTTGATGGTGGTGTTCAATTCTCCAACGTATCTCCATATCACGGTTATCAAGTTGTTCGTCAAACTCGTAGACAGTTCCGTTACCAATCTGGTAAATCAATGCAATTTTCTACCGGTTCAATTTTAAAACCATCAGTTTCTACTGATAACATTACTAGTTCTGGTACAACTGTTACTGTGACAACCAAGTTTTCTCATGGTCTTGGTGCTAATTCACAAATTATTGTTTCTGGTGCTACAGAAACCGCTTACAACGGATTATTTACTGTAACTGGTGCAAATACTCCATTACAGTTTACATATACTGCCAATTCAACACCATCAGCTGCTACAGCAACAGGTTTTCCATTGACTGTATCTCCATATTCTTGGTATGGTGCTGCAAACCGTGTTGGTATGTTTGATAGTCAAAATGGATTCTTTTTTGAATATGATGGTCAAACTTTGTATGCTGTTAAGCGTTCAAGCACTTTACAGATTTCAGGTGTAGGTTCTGTTGTTACTGGTAACGGTGCTGTGTTTGGCACAAGCACCAAATTTAGTTCACAATTAAAACCAGGTGATACTATTGTTATTCGTGGTCAAACTTATTTTGTACAAACAATTACTTCAGATACTTTGATGTACATTTATCCTGAGTATCGTGGTATTACTGCATTAGCTTGTCAAATTTCTAAAGTAGTTGATTTGCGTGTACCACAATCACAATGGAATATTGATAAGTGTGACGGTACTGGTGCTTCTCTATATAACTTAGATTTAACCAAAATGCAAATGTTCTATGCCGATTATACATGGTATGGTGCAGGTGGTATTCGTTTTGGATTTAAAAATAATCGTGGCGAAGTTATTTACGCACATCGCATGCCAAATAATAACATCAATACAGAAGCGTATATGCGTTCAGGCAACTTGCCTGCTCGGTATGAAACAAACACGATGCCTGTAAGAACTTATTTAACTGCTACATTGGCTGCTGGTGCAACATCAATGACGGTCAATGATACAACATACTTTCCTTTAGTTGGTGTATTAACTGTTACTGCTCCTGCTGATACTGGTGGTGCAATTGAATATGTTTATTATACAGGTAAAACTGCTACAACATTTACTGGTCTACAACGTAATGCTGCCAATACCGGCGGTGTTGCTTTAGGTACAAGTACTGCAACAACATTTACCTATTCTGCTACTGCACCAACTTTGGTTGAATCATTTTCACCAGGTCAAGCATCAACAGTTAGCCATTGGGGTTCTTCTGTAATTATGGATGGTCGTTATGATAATGATAAATCATTTGTGTTTAACTACGGACAAAACCAACAAGCGCAATATTTAATTCCAGGTCAAAGATATCCTGTGTTTAGTGTTCGTTTGGCTCCTGCAGTTGATAATGGACAATCTGGTGTATTAGGTCAACGTGAAATTATTAACCGCATGCAGTTGGCACCAGTTTCTTCTGGTGTGTATTCAGCAAACAATGCCGTTCGTGCTGAATTAATTTTAAATGGTCGAGTGTCATCTGGCACATTTACACCTGTTGGTGGTTCATCTTTAGCTCAATTTGCTGTTCATGGTCCTGCTGCTGTAATTAACGGTGGTGAATCCATTTATACCTTCTTTGTACCACCAAACTCTGTTGACACACAAGATTTGACAGCATTACGAGATATTGGTAATAGTATTTTAGGTGGCGGAGGATTAACTAATGCTGTTTCTAATACCTCATTAAGTATTTACCCCGATGGTCCAGATATTCTCACATTGTGTATCACTCCTGTGGGTGGTGCCGCTAACGTTGCTGCTCGTATCAGTTGGTCAGAGGCACAAGCTTAAAAGGGGATTAATATGTCCTCTAGGGATTATATAAGACACGTAGTAACCGCAAACACTCTACCTAACGGTGCGAGAGTTGGTGATGAGTACTTTGATCCGATTGCCAATAAACTTTATAAGATATTGGCAATCAATGGTACTACTGTTACTAGTACAGAGTTGTTGACAAATGGTCCTGCACTAGCAAATAGTTCTATCAATATAGGTAAAGTGAATCTTGTTGGTTATGCACCGACAAATTCTGCCAATACTGGAACATTAGTGGTATCTGGTGGTGTTGGAGTTTCAGATTCGGTTTATGTGGGAAACAGAATAGGTTTCTCTAACACAAACAATATTTCTGTATCATATCAAACATATAATCCTGCTACACAAACAATCGATACCTTCTTTGGGTGATAAATCATGGGTATTGTACAAAGACTTACATCTAATGGTACTCTATACACAGCAGGAACATTAGACGAAGCCACATTCAATCCCAATTCTACATACAGAAAAAATCTATTTCAATCCAGTAATTCTGTTAACACAGGTTATTGGGCGACAGCTGCTACAACTTTAACACCAAATGCTGGAGTTGCTCCCGATGGAACAATGACTGCAAGTTTAATTGTTGGAAACTCTGGTGCAGCTGGAAGAAAAGCAATATATCAATACATTTATAATGGCATATACAACAACGTAACATACGTCTATAGTGTTTATTTAAAATCTGCTGGTTTTAAAAACATTAATATGTGGATTGATACGTTTTATCTTTTGCCTAGTCCGTATAATGGTGCTGGTTGCCAAGTTGATTTAACAAACGGAACAACAAGTGGTTACCCAGGTACAACAGTTATTCCTATTGGTGATGGATGGTATCGTTGTTATGTTACTGGAACACCGACAAACCTAGGCATATATGGCCTCAACTTTACAATCAGTCTAGGTGAGGCAAACGGAAACGGAACAGCTGTTGGTGATGGTGTTTCGGGTGTTTATGTTTGGGGTCCTCAACTAGAAATAGGTTATACTGCAACTGTATTTGAACCGACAGGAGCAAATGCAGTACCTATACCATCGGCAAAATCAAAACTGGATGCTAATGGAAACATATATCTTACTGGTACATATGATGAAGTGACATTTAATCCTAACTCCAAGTATACAAAAAATATATTACCATACAGTCAAGATTTTACCAGATGGGGATATCCATCAAACTTTTATGTTGTACCAAATGCAATCGCTGCGCCTGATGGAACATTAACAGCAAGTAAATTTACAATTCCTGATACTACTCCAGCAAATATCGTACAATATGGTCTGACAGTTCCTCAACCATCAACAAAATATTATACATTTAGTGTTCATGTCAAACAATTTGATGTGAATAATCCTTATGTGTGTTTCTATTTTGGTTGTGATTATCCTTTAGGTAATCAATATTCAAATAATTTTGGTAATGAAATAACATTTAATTTTAATACGTTAACTTTTGGTGGTACAAGTTTTCCAACTATCAGTACATCATATACAACTTTACCTAATGGATGGTATAGGTTGGCAATAACTATTCAACCTGTTATTTCGAGTACAACTACCTCAATTAATATTTCATACATAAGAACATATATGTACTCGAACCAAGGATATGGTCGAGCTGCAGGCACAGCATATTTTTGGGGTACACAGATTGAAGAAGGTACAGTCGCAACAACTTATGTGGCTACTGGTGCCAATGCTGTACCTATTTCTAATACTGCGGCCAGAATGGAATCTTCAGGTAATCATTATGTATCACAACTGTATGATGAAGTATCTGGTATACCACCAGTAACAGACAGTTTAGTTTTATATGTTGATGCAGCTGTACAGAAAAGTTGGCCAGGAAGTGGTTTAATATGGAATGATATAAGTGGTGCAAACAATCACCTTACATTAACAGGAAGTCCAACACCAACAGTACATTCATTAGGTTATTTCAATTTTAATGCATCACAGGCAAATCAAAACTTAGGTCAATTTGCTTATGGAATTTCTAATCCTGTACCAGAATCAATAAAATTTAATGGAAGAGAACCATTTACTCTAATGGTTTGGGTTAAAATCACAAAAGTAGTTCCACAAAATTCTTATCAGCGTATATTGGATAGAGATGGTGCAGATTCTGTTACGGGTGTTAGGTCAGGATACAATATATGGACAGATGGTTCTGCTGACGGACTTACACAATATGTATACTCGGAGAGATGGTGTTATCCGGCTGGAGTTGGTAATGGTAATGTCGGAATTGCAATTCCAACATCACAATTTATCAATCAATGGAATCATTTTACTATAACTTTTGACGGCGAAAGAACAAGATTGTATAGGAACGGAATTCTAGTTTCATCTAATTCAACACCAGGAAACATATTAAATAATAGTGAATATTATAGTATATTTAAATACGGAGCCAACAAAGGGTATGTTGGTCAAAATCTAATATACAGTAGAGCTTTAACGGCCACAGAAATATTGGCCACATATGATGCTACGAAACTCAGATACGTAAATTAGTAACGATAAATAAGAATATGGCAAAACTAACGAACACAACAATCTACGGCGCAGCAAATATCACAGGTAATGTGGTATCGACTGGTTATGGCTTTGACATTTCCGCAAATGGTGGAGTAGTAAATCTATCTACGGCCAATTCAATAACGTCTATTACGGTATCTAATAGTGGTGCTGGATATCAATCTGTACCTGCAATTCTGATTGCAAATCCAACAACTGGTGGTGTTGCAGCAAATGCTAATGCTATAATAAGATTCTCAGGAACAATTGCTGTAGGTAATGTTGGCGCTGGTTATTCAAATGGTGATTATCTTTACGCAAACGTTGCTGGTTCCAAATCAAATGCTTTATTTCAAGTCACAAGTAATACTGCAACTACTTATGGTACTGGTGGTATTAATGGTGTTAACTTAATTAGAGCTGGACAATACTACACTATACCACCAGGTTCAACAGGTGCCACTCCATACATAACAATCACCGGCACAACAGGAACTGGTGTAGGTGCTAACTTACAATCTCTTTCTGGTATCGCAATTGATTCTGTCGAATTCCAAAACTATGGTTCTGGATACGTACAACAACCTTCAGTAACAATTTCTGGTGGTTCACCAACTACTACATCAACAGCATATGCTATAATTGGAGATTCAGTAACAATTAAAGGTCTTGGTTATTCCACAATCAATCAGACTTTTATGACCTTTAAAGGTCCAAATAGCCAATCAGACACATTCAGATTGGGTATTGGTAATGCCTTAACACCAGAATATGTTACATTAGAAAACACACAATATGGCCGTTCAAACTTTTATGCTGGTGGTGGTACAAACTCTCAACTATGGCTTGGTGCAACAGGTAGTGGTTATATAAATTTCTCAACAAGAGGTACATCACTAATAACTCAATTTAGGGTTGCAGATACGGCATCAGCAATTAACTATTTACAAGTTACAGGTAATACCATTGGTTCAGGTCCACTCATTTCAGCACAAGGTTCTGATACAAATATCGATATATATCTAGCCGCTAAAGGTACTGGTAGAATTAACGTAGCGTCTAAGATGGTTGTTGGTGCTGCCAATGTTAGCAATTTCAATTCAACGGCATTATCAGATGGTTTAGTTGTAGCTAATAATGCTACTAGTGGTTCAATTGGATTTGGTGGCACCAATGGCCGTACATTGTCGGCATATCAAGGTAGTAGTATAAGTAATTTTGATATGCTGGCCAACCAAGTTTATTATACGGGTGATTTATTAGTTACTGGTAAAATAAGTTCACCTAATGGTGCAACATCAAATCTAACATTAACAACAACAGCAGCAAACTCGACAGTCTATATTGATAGAACACTCTATTTGGCAAATGCCAACACATCAACAAGCAATTCAACAGGTGCTTTGATAGTTAATGGTGGTGTTGGTGTATCAGGTAACATATATGTTGGTGGTACTAATGCTGGTGTTAACGGAGTTTACACAGACGTTCTAAGATATGCTGCGAACGGATTGCCTTGGGTAATGAGTTCTGGTGGTGTTGTTGGTGGTAACGTATCAGCTTCTGGTTGGACAACCAACACAATCTTATTTGCCAATGCTACTGGATTCTTATCTACTGTTAGTGCTAATTTATCTTATTATGATGCTAATAATACCATAAGAACAGGTGGTTTAATACTTTCTGGACCTGTATTGGTTCAGAATACAACGCCATCAACCAGTAACACTACAGGTTCATTGGTAGTTTCTGGTGGTGTTGGTGTTTCTGGTAACGTATTTGTAGGTTCTGTTTATGCTAATACAGGATTTCAATTAGGTTATGCTGCTGATGGTGTTAGTCCAATACAAGGCACATTCAAGTGGAGCGGTCCAAACGTTTCTCCAGCTTGGTTTGGAATTTATGATTCTACTTCATCAAGATACTACGGAATATCATCATCACTACCTGGATCAATAGCTTCAGTTGGTGGTTATTATTCTGGTATGGGTATTAGTGGAACAACATCATCAGCCGGTTCTCCAATATTTGGTGTATTAAACAATACACAATCAGGAAATGGATTGGGTAATACTGCTTTTACCATTTACGGTGATAGTAAAGTTATTACACTAAGAAATACTTTAGATGACAATCGTGGTAATGCAAACGTTACAGGTAATTTAACTGTGGGTAATTCCACATCATCTATATCATCAACCAGTAACACTACAGGTTCATTGGTAGTTTCTGGTGGTGTTGGTGTTTCTGGTAACGTATACATTTCAAATACAATTTCTATATTAACTGATAGTGCTGGATTAACAAATCGGCCAATTACTATACAAGGTGGTCAATCAGGAACCTTTGGTGCAAGAATTGGTGTTGCTGAAGCTCTTGATTTTTATACAATTAATTTTCCAATTTACTTTGCAACATCTGGTGCAAGAACATCTACACAATTTGTTGTTAATGCTACAGCATCGGCTGTAAACTATTTACAAGCATCTGGTAATACAACAGGTGGTGGTGTAGTATTATCGGCTGCAGGTTCAGATACAAACATTGGTATCAATATCACACCAAAAGGTTCAGGTTCGGTCAATATTACAAGCACTGCTGTAACTACAAGTAACACAACAGGATCTTTAGTTGTTTCTGGTGGTATTGGTGTTACAGGTAACGTATATCTATCTGCTGCAAATAACTTTGGTGTCACTTCATCGAGTTTTGGTAGTTATCGTTTAGGTTGGTCTGATAACTACTTATATAGAAGCGGTCAGTTTAATGGTATGGAATTTAGTGGTACCTATTTCTCCATTAAACAAGGCCAATTCTTCGTAGAGGCAAACGTTCCTGCTACAGTTAGAAGTTTTATTAATAATGATTCAGGTAATAACACAGTAATTTTTTACGCTGGTTCTCCTGTATTGGTTCAGAATACAGCAGCTGCTGTTAGTAACACAACAGGATCTTTAGTTGTTTCTGGTGGTGTTGGTGTTACAGGTAACGTATATCTATCTGCTGCAAATAACTTCAATGCAAGTACTGGAAGTAACAGTTATCGTTTAGGATGGACAGATAACTTCTTTGAAAGAGATGCAGTTAACGGTGGAATGTTGTTTAGAGGTTCTTTCCTTAATGCACAAAATAATCTTTTTGCATCTGGTGTTTTTTATGCTCGTTCATATATTGCAAATGATACTGCTAATGGTGTAGTAATTTTTGGTGGTGCAAGTCCTGTATTACATCAAAACACAGCAGCTGCTGTTAGTAACTCAACTGGTTCTTTGATAGTTAATGGTGGTATCGGAACTTCTGGTGCTATCTATTCTACTGGTGGTTCAATCACAATCAATAACGGATTGGCCACAACAGGTAACTCAGGAACAATTTTCTTAGGTGACGGTTCGTTTACTAAGACATATGGCGGTTCTTGGACATTTGGTGGTGGTGTTAGGTCTACTGGTGCAGGATTTACTGCGGATGGAGTACCAGGTATATCATATACAGGTTATGTTTTTTCAGGAACAGGACAAGCTATTTACCAACCATCAACTGGTGTTGTTGGTGTTTTAGCAAATAGTGCAAATGCTTTTATGGTATCTACACCAGTAAGTTCTGTAAATTACTTACAAGTTTCTGGTAATACTACAGGTAATGCACCAACATTATCAGCACAAGGTTCTGATGCCAATGTAAACATGAACATTGTTTCATCCGGCAATACATCAATCATACAAGGTGCAAACAACTTTGTAACCTTTGGTGGTATGCCAGGAAATGAAGTCGTTAGAATTTATAGAAATAATTCAATTACTGGCGGTTATTTCAATACAGGTGCTTCTACACCACCGGCATTTTCGTTTATACCTCCACAATCGAATTTTGGTGCAGCAGTAATTAATTTAGGATTAAATCCAAGAATTAATTCATTAGGTTCAGATGGTTATTATCTACAAACAAATACATCCGAAGGATATAATGGATCCGCACAACTTAAAATTGCACACACAGGTTCAACAGTAAACTACTTGAGTGTTAGTGGAAGTATAGCAGGTAACTCTGCTACTATGACAACACTTGGTTCTGATGCCAACGTGGCAATGTCATTCTTACCTAAGGGTACTGGTGCATTTAATATATCAACAGCCAACGGTGTCAATTTAAGTTCTGGTAATACTACTGTTACTGGTCTCTCTATCTCGAATAATGGAAGTAACTATACTTCATTTCCAACTTTAACTATTTCACCACCAACAACATCAAGTGGTATTACAGCAACAGGCTCGGTTGCTAATATGAACTTTAGTGCAGGCGCACCAACAGTTGTTAATGGTGGTACTGGATATTCATTGAATGATGTACTGACCATCGTTGGTGGAACACCAGTAAGTTCTGCTGGTACATTAACAGTAACCGGTATTTCAGCTAATGTAATTACATCTGTAACATACACAGCATACAATACTTATTCAGTACTTCCATCTAATCCAGTTTCTGTAACTGGTGGTACTGGTACTAGTGCTACATTTAATTTACTTTGGAAACCAAACTTCTTATCTATTACCAATCCAGGTTCTGGTTATGTTGAACAACCAACAGTAAGTTTTAGTGGAGGTAGTGGTTCTGGTGTTACTGCTTATGCTAGTGTTGGTAGTAGTACATTAATTAAATCTCTTAGTTCTTCCATGAGTTTCTATACTCCTGGCGGAGAGTTTTTAAGATTACAAGAAAACAATAACGGCACCTTCTTTCAACCATTACAAATTATCCGTGATAATTCATCGAATGTCACTAAACTATCTGGCGTTGGTCAAAATTTAAGACTTGAAGCAACAAACTCTGGTGGTGTAATAACTTTGGGTGGTATAAGTGGTGATACTTCACTTCGTGTTTCACCTCTAAGTTCTGCTGTTAACTATGTAAACATAACAGGTAATACAGCAGGTGGTCCTGTTGTAATATCATCACAAGGTTCTGATACCAACATTGGTATCAATATTATACCAAAGGGTAATGGTTCCGCTAACATCGTAAGTACAGCAAATTCAACTAGTAATACGACTGGTGCTTTAGTAGTTACCGGTGGTATGGGTATCACAGGTAACGTATTCTTATCTTCTGCCAATAATTTCTTCAGTACAACAACAGGTGCTAGTTATCGTTTAGGTTGGCCAGATAATCATTTCTACAGAGATGAAAGATATGGTGGAATAAATTTCTCTGGTGGCTATCTGAATATGGCCTCAACTTTTATCACCTCAGCTGCTCTTAGTATTAGAGGTACGGTTGTAAATGATGCAGGTAATAATGTTGTAGTATTTGCCGGTAGCTCTCCTGTATTATTACAGAATACAACACCTTCTACAAGTAATATTACAGGCGCCTTGGTTGTTGCTGGCGGTGTTGGTGTCAAAGGTAATGTGGCTACAGATGGTATTATCTTTGCTGATGGTACAAGACAAATTACGGCAGGTTCGTCTATAGCCAATACAGTATATCTACAAGGCGTAAATGATAGCCAAAATGCTAGAATGGTCATCATTGAAGGTACCAATTCTAGCCAGAATGTAAGATTGGATTATAGTAATACCGCCATTACTATTATACAAGGTGTTGATGTTGGCCAAAACAATCGTATGACCATCATTGAAGGTGTTGACGTTACACAGAACACCAATATTGCGAACAAGTTAAATCTAACCGGTTCTCTTAATCAAACTGTTTCGGGTAATGTAACCATCAGTCAAGATTTAATTGTTTCTGGTAACTTAATTATCACAGGTAACATCGCTTCACAAAATGTACAACAACTAGCTGTTGCTGATCCATTAATCATTTTAGGTATTGGTAATTATGTTAGTGATACCAAAGATATTGGTTTTGCTGGACATTATAATGATGGTACGAATGCTCATGCTGGTTTAATTAGAGATTCTGGAACAAAAGAATTCTATGTATTCCAGGGATATACTCCTGAACTAGATTCAAATAATAATGTTATCATTACTGACCCAACGTTTACAACAGCAAACTTAAATGCTAACTATGTAAAAAGTAATTTAGTTGCTACGACAGTAGTAGTTAATGGTATTGATTTAAGTACTTATACTCAAGCAACATATGCTCAAGCCAATGTAACAATTGGAGTAGATACTAGTCAGAACGCTAGAATGACAATTATTGAGGCTACTGATGTAAGCCAGAATTCTAGAATGACCATCATTGAAGGTACAAACGCCAGCCAAAACGTAAGATTAGATTATAGTAATACAGCTATCACGATTATACAAGGTGTTGATGTTACCCAAAACACCAGATTAACTGTAATCGAAGGTACTGATGTGAGCCAGAATGCTCGCATGACTATTATAGAAGGTACCGATACAGCACAGAATACACGAATGACTGTGATAGAAGGTACTGATGCAAGTCAAAACGTAAGATTAGATTATAGCAATACAGCAATTACCATTATTCAAGGTGTAGATGTAGCACAGAACACATCTATATCTGCTACTGATGGCAAAATGCAATCAGCTTATAATACAGCAAATAATGCTGTTGCAAATATTGGTCCAGTAATTACAACTAATACTACTGCTCAAGTTATTATTGCAAACACAGCAGCATCAACAAGTAACACTACTGGTTCTTTGGTAGTTAAAGGTGGTCTTGGTGTTGCAGGTAATATATCCGCTTCGGGAATCATATCAACAAATTACCAAGGCGGAGGATTAACGGCTGCGCAAAATGCTGCAATGCAAATCTCTGGTGCCAATACAAAAGGTGGTACAGGATATTTCGATTTCTTATGGGCTAATAATACTTACTCAACATCAAATAGTTTATTCTTCCGTATTTCACCTTCATCCAATTTAGAAATTATTAATGGCATTTACACGACTAAAATATTAGATTTAAGTCAATCAGGAACTTTAAACGTAACAAATATGTTTGTTACAACAGGATCAGGAGCAATTTATGCAGATAGTATCCGTTACTCGGCCAATGGCTCTCCTTGGTCTTTTGGTGGCGGTTCTATTGCAATTACAAATGATACCACAAACTCAACTACATTATTTCCATTATTAACGTCAGCAAACTCCGGTACATTTAGTTCCGCCAATACATCAAACACTAAACTGTATTATGTTCCTTCAACTGGAACATTGAATGCTACAATATTTAATTCGTTGTCTGATGTTAAGTACAAAGAAAATATTATTACTATCGTTGATGCTGTCAATACTGTAAATCAAATAGATGGTGTATCATTTAGTTGGAAAGATAATGGACTTAAATCGTATGGTGTTATTGCTAATGAACTTGAAAAGATTTTACCTGAACTAGTTACTACCGAAAATGATACAAAATCGGTTAATTATTCTGGCCTAATTGCTTTCTTAATTAATTCAGTCAAGGAGCTTGATGCTAGGGTAAAGCAATTGGAGAATAGATAATGGCTGGAAATTTTACTGGACCTGAAGGTGATTTAGAAACTCCATTTAATAATTTTTCCAGTTATTTTATTGATGAATATAGTTTTATTGACCAATATAATCCTGGTAGTTTATGGACTTGGGGCTATAATGCTTATGGCCAATTGGGAGATAACACCGTATCCACCAGACAATCGCCTATACAAACGATAGCCAACACAACAAATTGGATACAAGTTTCTGCTGGTATATATCATGTAAGTGGAATTAAATCTGATGGTACATTGTGGATATGGGGTTATAATAATAATGGTGAATTGGGTGATAACACCGTAGTTAGAAAATCATCACCTGTACAAACGGTTGCTGGTGCAAATAATTGGATACAAGTTTCTTGCGGAGAAGCAGCTACAGGTGCTATTAAATCTGATGGTACTTTATGGATGTGGGGGAGTAACGGTTCGGGCCAATTAGGAGATAACACCATAACAAAAAAATCATCACCGGTACAAACTGTTGCAGGCGGTAATAATTGGAAACAAGTATCAGTTGGTACCAGCGCAATTTCTACTGTTTCTGCTGCGATAAATATTTCCGGCCAACTTTTTTTATGGGGTTATAATGGTTATGGAGCTTTAGGAGATAATACCAGAACAAACAAATCTTCTCCTGTACAAACTGTTTCAGGTGGCACTAACTGGAAACAAGTTTCTTGTGGTGATAGTCATGTTGGTGCCATTAAAACAGATGGTACTCTCTGGATGTGGGGGAATAACGGTTCGGGCCAATTAGGTGATAACACAACAAATTCGAGCTCTTCTCCTGTACAAACTGTTTCAGGTGGTACTAACTGGAAACAAGTTTCTTGTGGTTGGGCAATCACTGGAGCTATTAAAACGGATGGTACTTTATGGTTATGGGGTGAAGGACCAGGAGGCCAATTAGGAGATAACACCATAACAAAAAAATCATCACCTATACAAACTGTTGCAGGCGGTACTAACTGGAAACAAGTATCAATATCAGCATTTCATTCAACCGGTTTAAAAACTGACGGTACTTTATGGACTTGGGGTTATAATACTTATGGCGAACTAGGAGATAACACCACAACAAAAAAATCATCACCTATACAAACTGTTTCGGGTGGCACTAACTGGAAACAAGTATCAGCGGGTAATGAGATTACTATTGGTATTTATTTTTATGATTACAATAATCAATATCCAAATAAGTGATATAAATGGCATATACAACAAATTATATTAATTCTTCAGGTTATGATGTTGGGTCAAATGTAGCATTTTACATTCCTAAAAGTTATATTCTTGACCGTTATGCTGAAATGCCAAACATATTTAAAGCACCGACTGTTTGGACTTGGGGTTCTAACTTTTATGGTGGCATAGGCGACAATACAACAAATACAGCATCATCACCGGTACAAACTGTTGCAGGCGGTACTAATTGGAAACAAGTATCATCGAGTGGCTTTGGCTTCAAAGCAGCTATTAAAACTGATGGTACTCTATGGTTATGGGGTCGAAATATTTATGGCCAATTAGGAGATAATACCATAACGGACAAATCTTCACCTGTACAAACTGTTGCAGGGGGTACTAACTGGAAACAAGTATCTACTGGAAGTAATTTTGTAGGAGCTATAAAAACTGACGGTACGTTATGGGTATGGGGAATTAATGATACTTATCAGCTTGGTGACTCAGGATCATCAACAAGACAATCATCACCTATACAAACAGCTTCTGGTGGTACCAATTGGAAACAAGTTTCTGCAGGATACTCTCACATAGGTGCTATTAAAACAGATGGTACTTTATGGATGTGGGGTAGTTATAACAAAGGTGAATTGGGAAACAGTGATAGTGCTACTCAAGTTTATGTACCTACACAAATAGGAGTGAATACAAATTGGACACAAATATCTTGTGGTCAAACAGTTTCAGCAGGAATTAAATCTGATGGTACATTGTGGACTTGGGGATTAAATCAAGGTGGAATATTAGGTGATGGCACATCAGTATATCCAGGAAGATCCTCGCCAGTACAAACAATTGCTGGTGGAACAAATTGGAAACAAGTATCGTGTGAAGGTGGATTTTTTATGGCTGCTATTAAAACTGATGGTACTTTATGGATGTGGGGCCAAAATACTAGTGGTGAATTAGCTACCGGAAACAGAACGGATCGGTCTTCACCCGTTCAAACTATTTCTGCTGGTACAAATTGGTATCAAGTATCTGGATCATCTGCTATTAAAACTGATGGCACATTGTGGGCTTGGGCTGGAAATTTATATTATCAATTAACATCTTATGTTTCTTCTCCTGTACAAATATATAATGGTGGCGGCAATTGGAAACAAGTTTCTAACGGAATTGCTATTCGTGATGATTCATCTGATATGTTTGGAAATCCTTATTAATTATGTCTACAATTAAAACGATGACGATTGATGGCTTTTATTCCCAAGAAGAAGCCAAAAAATTATCTTCTATAACTCATGCTCTACCATTTATACAAAATGAATTTGGTAAAGAAATAGAAAACTTCAACTTGACTCCAGATAATCCTGATACATTATTTTCTAGTGTTCTAAATAAAAGAGTACATATGATTGAAGAACAATCTGGTATTTTAAGAAGACCAGATATGTTCATACATTTTGAAAGTTTTGATTCACCGCAAGAATGGTTATTTGTTGTTGCCTTAGAAAATTCCACATTCAATTTATTTGAACATCAGTCTGGCGCCAAGTGTGCATTAGATGATTTCAAATTTAATTATCGTAATTTGTTTGAATGGAATTTAACAGTAAATTATTTGTTAGAACCAGGACAAGGAATATTTTTTAGACCATGGTTATTTCATAGTTTTGATTCGGGATTAATACAAACATTTAGATTGAAAGAAATTTAATGCCAAGTGGTTTTCAAATAAACGGATCCGATGTAGATGATTTATTTGTCTCCAGAGATATTTTCTCACAAGGAGGAATTATGACTTGGGGAGATAATACATATCTACAACTTGGTTATCCTACTGGATCCACCAGAACTACACCAGGATATATGACTACACAAAGACCAAATTGGCGTCAAATTTCTGTAGGAGATAGTGCTTGTATGGCAGTTAAAACGGATGGTACTATTTGGGGATGGGGTAGCCAAGGGTCCGGTAATATTGGTAATAATTTTATAGCTGATGTCTATACTGCTACTCCAGCACAAGAATGGTTTGCATCAACAACATGGAAACAAGTTGTTAACGGTGGTAGCGGAGGAGGCGGAATTAAATCGGACGGTACTTTATGGACATGGGGTTCTCCAGGTTCAAATGGTAATAACACACAAAATTATAATTATACACCAGCACAAATTTATGGCGGTGGTAATAACTGGAAACAGATAGCTAGAGGTATATACGGATGGATGGCAGGTATCAAAACTGACGGTACATTGTGGACTTGGGGTGGAAATTTTTATGGTAGTTTAGGTAATGGTAATGTTACGGGCACATCTTCTCCTGCTCAAACGGTTGCGGGCGGTACTAATTGGAAATTAGTGTCATGTGGATATAATTCTATGGCTGCTATCAAAACTGATGGCACATTATGGATGTGGGGAGATAATTCAAATGGCCAATTAGGTGATGGTACAACAATTAGTAAATCATCTCCCGTACAAGTAGCAACAGGCGGTACCAATTGGAAACAAGTTTCTGTAGGAGATTATTTTACAGTAGCTATCAAAACTGATGGTACATTGTGGACTTGGGGAATAAATGACAAAGGTCAACTTGCTAACGGAACTTCTTCGTCATTTCCATATATATCGTCTCCAGTACAATCAATATATAATACAGTTACATGGAAACAAGTTTCTGCCGGTAGACAATATGCTGGCGGAATTAAAACTGACGGTACATTGTGGATGTGGGGATACAATCAAGTATCACAATTAGGTGACGGCACAACAACTAATAGGTCTTCTCCCGTACAAATACTTGTAGGTGGAGTAAATTTAAAATGGAAACAAGTGTCTTGTGGTTATGTACAAACAACAGCAGCTATAGTAGAAAACTATACGTAAAATTTATTAATGAAAATATATTATGAAAAATATGAATCCTTTGGCAACCGCTGAATTCTTTATACATATAAAACAAAACGATAAGGCAAAAATTGTTTTAGATTTAATGAAACCTTATTGCCGTACTATTGAACAAATAGATGAGGTTGGCAAATTATATTCTGAGATAAGAGAATTTGAAGATACTCTAGAACTAGGTTTAAAAATTTATGAAATGTGTAATACTACACAAATGAAGTTTGACGCTAGAGTTAATATTATTAGAGCATATTTAAATTTAAACAAACCGTATGAAGCTTTATCTTTTATAAAAATAAATGAGATGGTTAATCCAGATGACCATCCAAATAAAATGGATAAAGCTATGGCTTATTTTCTTTTGAACAGAAAAAAAGAAGCCGAAGAAATACTCAGAAAGATATTAACTGAAAATCCAAACGAAGATGTAGAAGCCAGAATTAATTTTAATCTAGGCACATACGATTTATCTAATGGAAATTTTAAAGAAGGCCTACATCATGTATTACTTGATGGTAGAAAATTAAATATATGGGAATCTTTTGATTATCCAAAAGAACAATTATGGGAAGGTACTCCTCAACCAGGAAAAACAATTATTCTTTGTGCTGAAGGTGGAATAGGTGATGAGATTATTTCAGTTCGTTTTATGAAACATCTCAAAGAAGCCGGCATGAAACCGATTTGGATGACCAGTAGAAAAGATATATCGAATATATTTAATCGTTGTGGTTTTGAAACTGTATCTTACATAAAAAATATGCCTAAGGATTACTTATGGACATATTCTATGCCAGTACCAACATATCTAGATTTAAAAGAAGATGATGTTTGGTATGGAACATATCTAAAACCAATACACAAAGCAAAAAAACTAGAAGGCAAAAAGAAAATTGGTATTAAGTATATGGGTAATCCTAAGTATGACCAAGATTTGCATCGTACAATACCATTTGAAAAATTATTAGATTGTATTCCTGAAGATTATACAATATATTCTTTTCATGTTGATGAAGAAACTAACCATCCAAGAGTTATTAATTTAAAAAATGATATTAAATCATGGGACGACACATTAGATTATTTGGACCAGATGGATATCGTTGTATCGAGTTGTACATCTTTGATTCATGCAGCTGGAGCAATAGGCAAAAAATCTTATGTTTTGGTGCCAATTTTAAATTATTATGTTTGGGCTAGACCTGGTTATCAAACAAAATGGTATGGTGATAATTTGACAATACTAAGACAAACAGAATATGATAATTGGAAAGACCCATTACTTGAATTGAAAAATTTATTATGAATAGAATATATAAAATAATAAACATCAATTTAACGTCAGTAAGTACAGATGAAGAAATATCGGATGTACCATGTGGTACCTGTACAAAATGTTGTGAGATATTGGCACCTTACTTGACACCCGAAGAAGTCAGTTCAGGTAAATATCCACTTAGTTTAACTGACCCAACAGATTTAATGAGAACAGAACAACCAGAAGTTGGACCTACGGTGACGATGTTTAGAAATAAGAATGGTGGATGTGGAATGTTTATAAATAATAGATGTTCTATATATGAAGATAGACCTTTTGCCTGTAGACAATTTGATTGTCGTAAGGGACACCACCCTAAGGTCATAGGAATATTGGATAAATAGTATTGTATATTTTATTAGGAGAAACATAATGATTTTAGATTTGTCAACTGAGGCGGTAGACTTTATTCAACAAGTATTGGGTGAACTACCAACTAAGACTGGTGCATTTTTGGTAATGAATGAGATTGCTCGTCAAAAACTAGAACAAACACCACAAGAAGCACCTAATCCGGCTGCTGACCCAACTGTGGTAACAACAGTTAATTAAAGGAAATTAAAATGGCAAATAGCTATACATGGGCTGTTACTGGCCTGATGGTACAAAACAAAGATGACATGGAAAATGTTGCTGTAATGTCCAACTTCAGTATCAATGGTACCGATGGTACACACACAGGTCAAGTAAGTTATTCTGTGAATTTACTTCCTGCTGATGCAAAGAACTTCACACCTTACAATCAAGTCACACAAGAACAGGCTCTCGCTTGGACTAAGACTGCTTTGGGTGAAGACCGTGTTGCCAATATGGAAGCAGAAGTTGCAGCACAAATTGCACAAGCTGCCATTCCAACTCCACAGCCAGCACCATTGCCTTGGGCTTAAGACTTTCATAGTCTAAATGAACAGCGGCTTCGGTCGCTGTTTTTCTTTCCACGCAAAGCATAAATATACCGATAATAGGAGGTTATTATGCCGGCTGTAACAAGTAGAGCAACTTTAAAAGATTATTGCCTTAGAAGATTAGGCTTTCCAGTCATCGAAATCAACGTTGACGATGACCAATTGGAAGATAGAATTGATGATGCCATTCAATATTGGCAAGACTACCATTTTGATGGTCTACAAAAAGTATACTATATCAAAAAAATAGATGCTACGGATGTGGCAAACAAATATTTAAGTCTAACCAATGTACTTGATTCCGCCAACGTACCACTCGATATCGTTGGTGTCACAAGAATATTTCCAGTCCAAGATTCACAGGCAACTATTAATATGTTTGACCTGAGATATCAGTTGCGTCTAAACGAACTCTACGACTTCACCTCCGCATCATACGTCAACTATACCTTGACTCAACAACACCTACGTTCTCTGGAGTTAATGTTCTCTGGAGAGGTTCCTATTCGTTTTAACCGTCACATGAAAAAGTTGTTTATCGATTGGGCATGGGGAGCATCCGAAGCACCAACAGGTACTGTGGTAATTGCCGAATGTTATGCCGCTATCGATGCTGTGGAATATAACCGAGTTTGGAATGACCGTTGGGTTAAAGAATATACCACAGCACTATTCAAAAGAAGTTGGGCTAACAACATTAAGAAATTTAATGGTCTACAGTTGCCAGGTGGAGTAACTTTAAATGGCGATAAAATTTACCAAGAAGCGGTAGATGAAATCGATAAATTAGAACAACAAATGGAAACTCAATACGGAGCACCATTAGAATTCCTAATGAACTAACATGGCAACATCCGTTTATTTCAACAACTACAACTCTAATGCTGAGCAAAGGGTAATAGAGGATATTATCGTGGAATCTATGAAGATTATGGGATTTGATTCCTTTTATCTTCCTAACGATAATGACATTGCTCGTGATTTGTTATATGGAGAAGATCCAGTTAAAAGATTTCAAACTGCTTTTCCATTAGAAATGTATCTTTCTTCTGACCCATTGGACTACCTAGGTCAACAAGAATTCTTTTCTAAGTTTGGTCTTGAAATTAAAGACGTTGTTAAGGTAATGGTATCTAGACGTTCTTTTGCACAAAGAGTTCCACAAAACACTTTCAATCGGCCACGTGAGGGTGATTTAATTTATATACCTTTCTTAAATGGCACTGGTGAATTGTATGAGATTACATTCACAGAACAAGCCAAAGATATGCATATGTTGGGTAGAAAACAACCTTACTTCTACGAACTTAGGTTAGAGAAATTCAAGTACTCACAAGAATTTATCAATACTGGTAATGAAGATATTGACCATGTTGTTAATGATTCTGCCTATATGATTGTATTGAATACAAATGCAGGTAACGGAGGCAACTATCAGGTACACGAAATTGTTTATCAATCTGCTGACTCCACACAAGCAAATGCTACGGCAGTTGCTCTTGCTCAATCTTGGAATGGAGCAAACAATGAATTGATGGTTAGTAATATTTCTGGAACATTTGCTGACGGTGCTGTGATTATTGGTGCTTCAAGTAATGCACGACATACATTACTCAACTATGATCCATTGTTGGACAATTCATTCAATGAAACATATAGTAATAAACTTTTGGATACTGAAAGTAGTGCAATTATTGACTTCTCAGAATCTAATCCATTTGGTAACATATAATGTCAGACACAACATACAATAGAATCATACGTAAACTCGTAGTTGGATTTGGTAATCTTTTTAAAGATATTACTCTCGTGCGTTACAATCCAGACCTATCTGAGGCTGAAAGAGTTCTCGTACCTATTGTATACGCCACAAAAGAATTATATGTTAAACGTTTAGAAGATGATCCTGATTTGAGTAAGAAAATTCAAACGGCATTACCAAGAATGTCATTTGAAATGTCTGGCTTAACTTATGATGCATCAAGAAAACAAAATACTAACTTTAAACAGTTTTCTAAAACAACCAATGGTGTAGTATCACAATACAATCCTGTTCCATATAATTTTGATTTCAATCTATACATCTATGTACGTAACATAGAAGATGGTACACAAATCATTGAACATATTCTTCCATATTTTACACCAGATTATACAATCAAAATTAATTTGATTCCTGAAATGGGGATTACTAGAGAAGTACCAATCATTTTAAATTCATCTACATCTGATATTGTATATGAAGGTGATAAAGATTCCGAAACACGTATGATTATTTGGACTTTGAATTTTACAGTCAAAGGATTTATATTTGGTAAGATAACAGAAACTGGTCTAATCAAAACATCAATCACAAATGTGTTGAGTACAATTACTCCAACAGATACAGTTGTGTTTAATTTGGCCACACCTGGAATAGGAAAATATCAAGCAGGAGAAACTGTGTATCAGGGATATTCTGCGGGTACGGCAACGGCAACAGGTAAAGTAGTTATTTGGAAAAACAATACGTTACACTTAACAAATATTAATGGTAACTTTGTGTCTTCTAGTCCTATATGGGGTTATATCTCCAACGCCAACTATAACTTCACTGGTTATAATATAATATCACAACAACCAGTTAACTTGGCTGAGATTATTGTTGTACCTAATCCAACTACAGCCAACTCTAATGGTCCTTATACATATACAACTACGATAACAGAGTTTCCTAATATAACATGATAGTCGGTAAAATTAAATTCGGTTATTAAACTATATACTATTATGAATAATTTTGAAAAATCAATCGCAGAAGTCTTTGATGTAACTCCCACAACTCCCATAACTATTGAGACAAAGAAAAAAGAAACTTTGCCGGCAGTTAACAATGAGAAAGAACAAGAGTTACAACAAGACTTAACAGATGCCTATGCACAATCTAAAGAAAACCTACAAGGTATTATTGACCAAGGTAAAGAAGCCATGGGAGAAATCTTAGAGATTGCAAAAGCAGGCCAACATCCTCGTGCGTTTGAAGTTTATGGTACACTACTTAAAAATATGGTAGATGCTAACAAAGAACTTCTAACTATACAAAAACAAATACGTGAGTTAGAAGGTATCAAAAAAGAATCTGCTGGTACCAATATTGACAAAGCTATTTTTATAGGTTCAACATCAGAACTTTCAAAACTTCTAAAGAGTAAGAATGGCTAAGCTAAATAAAGAATCCTACCGTGACAACCCCCTACTGAAACGGGTAGGTGTACAAGTTAAATTTACCGAAGAACAGGTAGAAGAATACATCAAGTGTTCTAAAGACCCAATCTACTTTGCAAAATACATTAAGATTATTACACTAGATGATGGTGTTGTACCATTTAAGATGTATGACTTCCAAGAGGAGATGATTAAGACGTTTTACAATAATCGTTTTACAATTATGAAATGTCCTCGTCAGGTTGGTAAAACTACCACAACCGTGGCGTTTCTTCTTTGGACTATTCTATTTCAAGATTCACAATCTATTGCCGTTCTTGCCAACCGTGGTGAGACTGCACGTGGTATTCTAGGTAAACTCCAGTTGGCTTATGAGAATCTTCCAATGTGGTTACAACAAGGTGTCGTTGAATGGAACAAAGGTCGTGTAGAACTGGAGAATGGTTCTGTTATTATTGCTTCTTCTACATCAGGTTCAGCAGCTCGTTCTGGTTCATTTAACATTGTGTTCTTAGATGAGTTCGCTTTCGTTCCATCTAATATCGCTACAGAATTCTTTACCTCAGTTTATCCTGTGATTACTGCTGGTACTAAAACGAAGATTATTATTGTGTCTACACCTAATGGTATGAATCTTTTCTATAAGATTTGGACAGATGCAGTAAATAAAAACAACAACTATACACCATTTGAAGTTCATTGGTCTATGGTTCCAGGTCGTGATGAGGCATGGAAAGAAGAAACAATTCGTAACACCTCAGAATACCAGTTTAGACAAGAGTTTGAAACCGAGTTCTTAGGTTCTTCCAACACCTTGATTTCTGGTAAGAAACTACAAGAGTTGGTATATCTGAATCCATTATCAGAACATGATATGTTGAAGATATACGAATACCCTATCAAAGGTGATGATGAAACGACCAAGGACCACTTATACGCCATCTGGGTTGACGTTTCAGAAGGTCGTAACTTAGACTGTTCAGCATTCTCAGTTATAGATATTTCTACCACTCCATATAAGCAAGTGGCAACATATAAGAGTTCTTCTATATCACCAATGTTATTTCCAACATTAATATATAATGCGGCACGACAATACAACGATGCCTATATTCTTGTTGAGATTAATATGAATCCTACGGTGGCAGACATTATCCACCAAGACCTTGAGTATGAAAACCTGTTTAAGATATTTACAGGTAATAAGAAACCACAACAACTATCATCTGGATTTGGTCGTGGTGTACAGATGGGTCTCAAAATGTCTGTTGCCGTTAAAAGAATTGGCTGTTCCAACCTAAAAACATTGGTTGAAAATAATAAATTAATTATTAATGACTTTGACACGATTTCAGAGCTAACAACTTTCGTGGCAGATAAGACCTCGTTCAAGGCAGATGACGGACATAATGATGATATGGTGATGGGTCTTGTTATGTTTGCTTGGGCTACAGGTCAGAAGTATTTCAAAGACATTGTGAACCATGATATCCGTAAACAAATCCAGTTAGAAAATATGAATCAGGTAGATGAAGAACTTTTACCTGCTCCAATTATCGAAACTGGACTTGAACGTGATTTTGAAATTATTGATGGTGACATATGGGAGCCAGCTAACGGTTCAGACATTTATTCTGGACTAATTAGAGATGCTATGAGAAATCTCTAAATACGACCTATCATAAATATCTTTATGGTATCTTAATTGCCAATATAACATCATATTCAAGGAGATAATAAAATGGCATTTCAAATCTCTCCAGGCGTAAATTATTCTGAGGTTGACTTAACAACAGTTGTTCCCTCAATTTTAACTACCGCTGGTGCAACTGCAGGACCTTTTATATGGGGTCCAGTAAACAAAAGAATTCTAGTCGATTCTGAAATCACTTTAACAAATACATTTGGTAAACCAGATTCTAATTCGGCAGTGTCTTTCTTCACGGCTGCTTCTTTCTTAGCGTACGGTAACAATTTACAGGTTGTTAGAACAGCAAATAACACATCCTATAACGCTGACGGTAATACAGCATCCGTATTACAAATACAAAACGAAGATTCTTTCCAAGCATCATATTTGTTTAGTAATAATGCTAACGTGGCTGGGCCATTTATTGCTCGTTATCCAGGTGCTGTAGGTAACTCTTTAACTATTTCCATGGTTGATGCTAACACATATTCAAATACTTGGAATGTTAACTCAGTTGGTATTGCTTCTTACGTGACTGGTGCTCCAGGAACTTCAGCTCAAGCTACTGCAGCTGGTTCAGCAAACGATGAAGTTCATATTGTTGTCATGGATACTGGTGGTTTATTTACCGGTACAAAAAACACAGTATTGGAAGTATTCCCATTCTTATCAAAAGGTTTTGATTCTAAAGAT